TGGCGTGCAACTCGTCAAGCGAAGGGTTTACTGCCACCACTTTGAACTCCCCGATACCTGTGAAGAGTTTCAGGCCTGGTGTCACCGCCTGATCTGAAGGATTGCTTTGTATAGCCATTCTTTAAAAACGATTAAAGGTTATCAACGTCAAAATCTCCATCCTGCACCTGATCTGCAGATTCTGGCACCTGAGGGACGTCTTCCTCAGTTTCTTTTGTATCCGTGTAACCTGCTTCGGAAAGCTCTTTCTTTACACGCCCGTTCACGGTTTCAATGTCAACGATCCCAGTGTCTTCAGCTGAAGCTTTGAACTTGAAAGGAAGGACCTTTACTTTCGCTGGACGCTTACCCTTCAACAATGGATCCTTGAACATTTCATCGACCATCCATCGCTCGAACTCGTGAAGATCTCCATTTTCATCTTTGTAAGCGTATTTTCCTGCGATCGCATCGCGATCAAGACCCATTGCCAGGTCTTGAAGGATCATTCCCGGTGTTACTTCACCTACTACCTCACAGTTAGAAAGGTCTCTCGCAGTTTTTACAGAGCCCTGCTGCTCTCTTGCATCTACTCCCATTTTTTTTTGGAATTTGATTATTGATTATTGATTAGTTTACTTGTTCTTTTCCTGTTTTTACAAAAGGTCAGGAATCCTTTTCGAATTTACCATTGATCATCTTGCCGGTTCTTTTACTGATAATGTTGTATGAGTGCTCAAGGCATTCTTCAATTGTCAGTCCTTGCATTCTGGCCTGAATGATCATGGTCACAACGATGTCTCCTATGGCATCCTTTATTTCCTCTCCTCTGTCTTCACCGCTTTGCTCGTCTACTATGGCTTCCATCAATTCTGAAAGCTCTTCCTGTGTTTTCAAAGCTTGTTTGATCGGATTTGAGTGCTCAAGAATACCTTTATCGTACGCCCACTCTTCTATTACTGCTTCAAGTTCAAAGTAATCCATTACGCCTTGTCGTATTCCTCAATGGCGTCAAGAACTATGGCCATGTCGTTCGGGATGTACATTTCCTCGAACATTCCCATTGGGGACTTGGCCTCTCTTAGCTCATCAAGTTGGGTTTGAAACACGAATCTTTCACTGCCTTTCTTCTCTGGAAGAACAGTGCTGTGCAATACTACACGCACGTAACTTACCGGATCGAGACTGTCACCGAGCAACTTACCGAAGATCTTGAATTTGGAGAACTCATCATTGCCCGTGTCAACATGATGGAAAACCACGATCTTTACGTCATCTGGTAACTTCGGGGCTTTAAGGAACAGTGCGCGCATGACATCCCTTGCAAATACTTTCCAGCGCTCAAAAGCAGCGCCGCCTGTTGCCTTGGCCATGAACTCGTCACTCAGGATCCTTGCATTGAAGAAGTGAGAGAAATCCTCTATGAAGATCAGCTTGGCTCCTTTTTCAACCATCTGATCGATCAATGATGAGATCTTGTTCATGTCTTCAATGTGGATCTTTTTCTTTCCCCATTTCGAGTCACCACCTTTGAATGGTAGCGGCTTTGCATTCGGAACAAGAAGAACAGCTTTTCTTTCTGCTGGATCGATGTTCCGTAGTGAGGTACTTTTGCCCGTACCTGAAGGGCCTTCTACGATTATTACTTCTGCCATGTTTATGGTTTTCTACTTTGATTTACGTTCTGTAATTGAAAATCTGGCACCATCGAAGTCAAAGGCCACCATGCCAAGCATGCCGTCCCTGTTCTTCTCCAGATGTACTGCCATCAGGTTCACTGGGTCCTGACCGCAGTAGGAAGATGTGATACCGTACATGTCATGCGGGCGTTGTATCATAGCTACAACATGCGCATCCTGTCCGATGCTGTCACCTCCGAACAGATCCGTAAGAAGCGGTTGGTACTGCTGTTTGGCGCGTTCCTCCGATTCTATGTTCCTGTTCAGCTGAGACAGTAGTATGTCAATGACCCTTGGGGTGTTCCCTCCGATACTTGCTTGCATCTGCATGCATGTCTTTGAAAGATTGTTCAGTCTTTCAAGTTCTTTGGAGGTCTCACTGTCCGGAACAAGCCTTGAGTGGTCGATCAGGTTTATGATCAGGGTATTGGGTGATGTCTTTGCAAACCTTTCACACGCAATACGTATCTGTTTCACTTCTGTCGGCCTGTTCTGAAAATACACAGGATACTTGACGAACTTGTGCACGCTTGACATAAAGTCCTTGAACGAATGCTCTCCTAAAGTTTCGTCCACTGAATAAAGCTGTGCCATGTTCTTTCCAGTATCCTTTGATGCAGACCTGAGTATCTGTTGATAGCCAGGCATCTCAAAGGACCAGTAGAACACGACAACTTTCTTCTTTTCAAGATGCGCAAGGTCAAGTACATCAAAGATCAATTGATTACTGAAAGCTGATTTACCGCTGCCCGGGCGACCTGCAACGACATACATCTTGCCTGGTTGAAGACCACCGAGCAATTGACGGTTGAACATCGGAAACTTCGTGTGAAGTACCGGTCTTTCGCCTTTTCTTGCTTGGTCTACGACCGCTATCGACTGTCGTACTGCTGTCCGTATCGGCTGGAATCCCAGCTCTTTCAGAACTTCAATTGAAGACCCTTGTGTTTCTTGTTTCATCCTGTTCTATTTCAAATCCTTCCCATTTCTCCCATGTCCGGCTATTGATCCAGACCTCGAGCATCTGCATGTATTGAAGCTTCTCTCTCTGATGTTCAAGCTGAACTTTCAAGAGTTTGATGATCTTCGCATGCATCTGAGGGTCCTTATCAACCACCTTTCTGTACCGGTCACGTGCTTTCGCATTCGCTTTTGCCATAGGATCCGCCGCATGAAGGACCCTGTAATTTCCAGGGTCACCTACTTTCATCGGATACGTACCTACAAGCTCTGCGAACATCCTGTCAAAGCTTCCTTCTACGAGGTCTATGAACTTCTGTCTTAGGACAGTGCTCTTGGGCTTTCCGTGTTCATCCGAAACTATCTTCAGATAACCGAGTTCCTCAAGTCTCTTTATGTTCACTTTCATTCCTCTGAACGGCAATGACAGTTTCTTGTGCTTACAGTACATGTAAACATATTCGTTAGGGTAAAGGTCATTCTCTGCTAAGAAGTTAAGGTCAAACGTAACCTCCATTTTCTACTCCATTGAAAAGGTACATAGGCCTCCTTGTCTTTTCTTGTACGGCCCTTGATATGGCAACAAGAACGGCTCTGTCCCAGATCTCAGGATGTTCTTCCTCTATCTTGGACATGCCTTTTCTCAGATATCCTTCGATCTCCCTATCTGTAGATGACATTGGAAGATCTCTCACGCCCTCTACAAGTGAATCGACAAGCTCATCACCTTCATCTGTAAACATGTTGTATGTTTTCATGTGAAATAGATTGAATATTTACGTTCGCTTTCTGTTTCTAACTGACCTATGAATCTTTCACGTACATCAGTTTCATAGACCTCTTTGTGTTCTTTTGAGATCTCGCTGAAACCTTTGCTTATGAAAGCGTAAATGTCAGATTCCGTTGACCGTAACGGAAGATTTGCTGTCTTTTCATACAGCTCGGTCACTTTTCTGTTCCCTTCTTCAGAGAACATTCCAAAATTCATTGTTTTGCTCATGATCTATGATCGTTTTTTCGTACAGATGGACATTCTCCTTGGACTCCTCAAGGAATCTGTACTCGGTTTCTCTTTTTCTACTCAACTTTTTGGCCATGTCCAACACCTCCTGCATGTCCGTGCAAGAAGGTGCTGTGACCATACTGAAAAGGTCTTTGGCCTTCTTAGATGTTCTTCTCATGTGGTCCGTCAATGGTATCTTGGAATAGAACAGGGTCGTTCTCTTCCTCTACAAGATAGTCATTTGCATCGATCCATACAATATTTGAAGCATCAATATCCTTCAAAGAATTTGTGAGCCATTTCTGCTCCTGAGAGTTCTTCACATACACTATGACAACCCTACCTGTCTTATCAGGATCCTTGGGGTCACGTCTTACAAGTCTACCGACCCTCTGTATCATTGTGAGTGACTTTGAGGTCAGACCACATATGACACCGACAGATGCGTCCGGTATGTCCAATCCCTGATTCAAGGCCTTGGTACTGCATAGAACATCTGTTCTTCCTGTACGGAAATCATCCAATGCCGCTTTACGGTTCTTGTCCGTGATCTTGGAATGATAAACTCCGGATCCACTGATGGATTGATGCAACATGTCTGTAAATGCATTGTCGCCACCGAAAACAAGTTTCTTACCTTCAATGGTGTTGACTATGAGCCTGGCCATTGTGATCTTGTTCTCTGCGTGATCCACGATCTTCTTTCTCTGCCTGATGGCCCGATAGAAACCAAGCGCCGCTTCCACCATGTCTTTTCCATACTGCTTCTTGTTCCCAAGAACGATGTTTGCAAACTTGAATGCATCAAAGCCGAGCTTACCTTTCCAATATCCGAAATTAGCATTGACGGTCTTGTACTTTTTAGCCTCTTCCTCTGTAAGCTCGATACCAACGCACTCTATGGTGTATGGCGCCACAAAACCCTGGGCAACACATTCATCGATCGTGATCTCGTACACGGGAGGAGCGATATTCAGCAATCGTTTTCTGTACTCAGGATCCTCAGGTAGTGTTGCAGTACAGAATGTCATCGGGACACCTGCTTTTTCTGCCTTCCTGTAAAACTCCACGCATCTGTCTGTAAGACCGAGATGTATCTCGTCACCAAGTATGAGACAGTATTCGCTCGGATCAAGTTTATCAATGGATGCATAACATTCCGCTTGAACATTTGTCTTCCAGAAATACATTCCGAAAGTTCGGCCAAGAACATTGATGAACTCGGTCATGAACCTGTCTTTCAAGTGATCGAAAGGAACGAGTACCAATAACTTCTCTGGCCCGTTGTTCACTTTTTCAATACCTGCATTGACAAGTACTCTTGTCTTTCCGAAGCCTGTACCGGCTATGACAGAACCATTGTATCCTGCCTTTTTGAGATTCTTGCCCGCTATCTGCTGGGCAATATCTCTTTTTGATCTTCCTTCTAATTTCATTACTCTTTCTCTTTTATGATCCTTTCTTCTTCAAGGATCGTTTTTACTTGCTCTATCAGTTCTTCAATGGTTCCGTTATTTTCAATGACGTAATCCCATTCTTCAAAATCATCAAGAGCTGTTTCTGATACATGTTCGTTCTTACGACCTTCGCATTCAGCTCTGTTCACTCTGATAAGAATACCTCCCATCTCACGGGTGCGTTTGACATCATTGGGAAATCTTGAATCTGTGATGATCCATTTATCTTCAACTGTTTCAATCCCTCCTTCTGAATCTTTTTCGTAAGACTGTGGTCTGTACTCAGAATACAACGCATTCACCCAGATATCAGGATGGATAACATCCCTTGTGCATTCTGTACCAAGCAATTGAAGCATTTGCCTCGGTGTTCTTTGTTTTATGGGCATATCGTTTCCGAAACTCGGTCTTTGAGGTGTCCACTGTTTTTCCCAATTAGCATCGAATACCATTCTGTAATCCCACTCTTTACCAAGTGGAGTTTCTTTGAACTCTTGATCTTCCAATTGTTCTCTTGTACATCCTATAAGAATACATACGATGTCTTTGAGTTTGTCAGAATACTTTTTGATCTGCCAGTCTTCTTCTGTAAGATCCTGAATGATCTTTCCTACAGTGTCCTTCCCAGAACCTGCTTTTCCGCTTATTGATATTATCATCTTTTGTAAGGTTATAAGTTGACTTCTTTGTCGGTTTCGTCAGTCTTTGACCTGACTTCATCTCTCAAAAAATACTCACACGTTCCTCCGAGCACAGGAGCTTTTGCGAAGTATGATTGATAACGATCTGGCTTTGCAGTATGTCTGTAGCATATCTGCTTAAGTGGGCACTTCTCGCCTGAACACATCGTAATATCTGGCATGGCTATTCTTTTATGGTCAGTTCTTCTCCTGTAAGTGCGAAGTATAGGTTTTGGAGTTGGTGGACGTATATTATAGAGCCAGAGACATTGAATTTATATATCTCATCAATATCGCAATCTCTTACAGGGTCGTAATATAATATACCAACAGACCAATCTTCTCTCCAATCGTAATACTCAATGAAGTAGCCGAAATCAAGCATTCCTGTTGGTGTAATCAGAAATCCGTTTTGGTATTTTTTAAACCCAAACCGTTCCAACCAATCCTCTGTTAGTGGTATCGGTTCAAGCTCTTCAATTGACCATAATTGTCCAGCAACTTGTTGGAGATTACCTATTCCTTCAACCTGTGCATACGTCTTAACTTCGTGGTCTTTTATCTCTACCCAATTCCCAATTCGTAACTCTGTTGCTTTCATTCTTCTACGTCTTTACTTCTTTTCACTTTAGGTGCTTCACCTTTTGTGTACTTCAATTTGCGATTCGCGATTCGCGATTTCTCTAAGATACGTTCCATCTGTTTCATCTGTCTGCTCCAGTCAATGGTTCCACGTTCTGCTGATTCTGCCTTACGTACGAACTCTTCTGCTTCGTCTCCTTCAAGTGTTGGGATGAATGTATTAGCAAGTTCCTTGTCAATAGATTCATACATCTTGTCTAATGATCCCTTATCGAACCAAATAGTCACCTTCTGCGTTGGGCAGCTCATCTTATGGAAGCCTACTTTATGGCAGTACTCACATTTGATGTTCACGTTACCGTTCTTGATGTTGGTTGCTTTTTTCATTTTGACCCCTCTTTTTCGATCTTGACATCTTGTCCTATCACGTCAAAGATGTTGATCTGGTTAGGTGTTATCGCTTTAACCTCTTCTATGGTCTGATTTCTCTTGATGAGTTCTTCTTGTTTTTTGGCCTCATCGTAATTTTTTCTTGCCTTCATGACTGCTGATTCTATTTTGAAACTGTAAACCCAGGAATACTTTGATTCCGATTCATTCTTTACTGAATATTGAAATCTACCGTCATCCATTCTTCTACAACCGACAAGCCTGAATACTTTTCCTTTCATCTTGAAAGGATTTAATCTGAAATATCCATCCTTGTCAATAAGGTCTTTGAGTTCTATGACAGTCGATATGTCTTTCTTGGGTGGTTTCGGTTTGAATTTCACTAAAAAATGTATCTGATAGTGTTCCACGGTATTATGGATCCGTGTATATCCTTGAATTGCGCTATCAGGTCTGATTTAAGACCTCTCGCGTATCTTACGTTGTCACCTCCATACTGAGATGATTTCTTTTCTTGAAGATCAGGTACCCAAAGAAGATGTTCTCCAGGAATGTTGTTCTGCAAATTGTACCAATGCTTACTTGCGTTGTGGGTCAGAAATATGACCTCTGCTTTGACCATTTCTTTGCTCTTGACGTTTTCGTCCACCAAATGAAACAGTTCAGCATAGTCTTCTTCCCAGCCTTTGTAGTAAACCACAGGACTGTAATTCACATGCACATCGTATCCTGCATCAATGAACCTTTCTATGGCTCTTAAACGGTAAGATATCGAAGCAGTGTTCGGTTCAAGTACTGAGCTCAATCTTTGAGGCATTAGGCTGAATCTTATTCTGACCTTTCTTTCAGGATCAAATTCCAAGAAAACTTCCGGAACCGTCTTTGTCGCCAAGGTTGCTTTTGCAACAGGATGATCCTTGAAGAATCCGAATATTTTTTTCCAATCATGGTACTTTGCATGCAATGCAAAATCCTCATTACATGAAATGTCGTATGTCACGTAATCAGGATCTGTCTGGTTCGGCTTTTCAACTGTTGCAAAATACGCATGATTCGATATCTCTGTGAGTATCTGATTCACGTTTTTCGATATCGTAAGACCATCTGGCAAATGCCTTTTCATGTAGCAGTAACTGCAATTGAACAGGCATCCATATCCGAATGATGGTGAAATATAGTCACTGCTTCTTCCTGATTCACGGATGAGCATTGACTTTCGCTTGATAGAAGTTATCTTTGATGTCATTGAAGTATCAATTATGGAAAATTCACTTGTAAAAAGATTTGGGCCGGCCTCTGGAGTTGGAGCCATGTATAGCGAACTTCACAGCATATTCATGACAGTGAAACTCGCTCATTTCAATACATCTTCCTATGCACAGCATATGGCGCTTGGAAGGACCTATGAGACACTGGACGATCTTACTGACTCGATAGTAGAGCAACTCATAGGTTATAGTGGAGAGTATCCAAAGAACTTTACAATAGGTTCTGTTGAATCAAAAAGCATTCAAGAGATCTCAAAAATGATCATGGACTTTGGTGTAAAGCTTCAAGAGTTTGCTAAAAAGAACAATTACCCGAACATTGAGAACTTGGCACAAGAATACAGTGGAGCCGGAGCTCAATTGAAATTTCTTTCCAAGTACCCTTGATTCATATCAATGCTTTTCCGAAGGTAATTCCGAACCTTCATCTTCTTTGGTGTCAAGGCTTTCAGAATGTTTTTCATCTGTCAATTCCGTAGCTGGTTCAATGCAGAATCCGCAGGTCTGTTTGTCCTGTTGTGCATCATCCCATCCTTGCAAGTATGCTTCTCTAAGTGGCTTCAATCTGTCAACGTCAAACTCTTCATAAATTGGAAAGAGTTCTAACGCCCTAGCTTCTGCTTGTTCTCGTGTTTTCATTTCTCTCAATTAGTGCGTGTTACCGCACGATTTAACTTGTTGTTCTAGTTCCTTCATGCGTTTTGCTATTTCCCAAGCTGTATCGGCTACCATTTTAGTGTTGTGCATTGGCATCTTACCATATCTAATAAGTGCCTCCATTGCTTTAATTGCGTATTCTTCTATTTCCATGATTTATCGGGATAACAGTTTTCCTCATACCATTCAACCCCTTCCAACTTAGCAGCCATCTTAACCGCTTCAAATTCTAACTTATTCGCTGGCTTGCAGCAGAACTTAGCCAAGTGTTTCAGTTTGTAATTCATTTCTTTATCCAATTGGTTATTTCGTCTCTCGTTGTGTCTGAATCAATATTGAATCTGTTGTCCAGAACGAATTGAATCAACTCAGCTTCACTATACATTTTCTGTTCAATAGAATGAATGATGATTTCGTTGTTTGAGTTT